ACTAAAATAACTGCTGCATCATAGTCTGCGTTTGAACCACCAGTCATAACTTTACTGTTTGCGCCGCCGCCCATCTCTTTCTTTATCGGTTTACGTAACATATAAATAATTTCAAATACCGAATTTCGGTAAGATGCGTCATCTGACATTAATTTGCTTGGTTCTACTGCGTCAGCGGTGTATCTATTTGCATATAGGTCAATAAAATAATATAATAACACATCTTTAATAAAGTCGCTGTTATTTATAGAATACATTGAACTCATATTCTCTATGTGGGTCGCGTAATACTCAAACGCAAATCTATAAAACTTTATAACGTTTTTCATATCATCTAATGATTCAATCAGATCGGCAACTTCGTCGTTAGCGGCTAGTGACAATTTTGCATCTTCGTATTCGTTATATAAATGGTCTAATATTAAATACATATTAGTATATGTATTTCCACTCGGCGGCACTGCTGCGGGCGTGGATGCTTGTTCGGGTTCTACTAATTCTGATCTTGATGCCAGCGCTTGTGCTAATGTGGGCATTTCTATTCCATTATTCTTGGTTGAGCGCGGCGGCACTTTATTTGAACTACGTGCCCGTCCAGGTGCTAACGTAGACATTTTTTTTAAGAGCCGCAACTTCGCCGCATATTCTTCTTTATTCATGGTTGAGTGCGGCGACGGAGGGGGTCTTAATATGGTTCGTGAGTTGTACGCTTTACCGCCGTAAACTGGGTTTAAACCAGTGACTGCATCAACCGCTGCAATAACTGTTGCAGTTGTATCGGCTGGTGCAACAACATTATGCATAACAATTGCAAGCCTTACATAATCGTTCATTTCAATCACTTCTTGCATTTTATTTATATAAACTCTTCTAAAATTTTCAGCAGAGCGAGTAACCGTCCCGACTTGGCGAAATGTAAACGCGCCTGCGTTAACTGGAACGTCGTGAGATACGGGGATTATCTGTTTAGGTTCACTGTCATCTTTTGGCATAACTGCCTGAAAGGTGGTGTCCATAATGGACAATGCTTCGCGTACTCTAATTTTGTCTTCTGCAAATGCATATCTGTCAACTATTATCTGTTTAATCGTTGGGTTTACAATTCTAGTTAACGTATTAATTGCGCCGTCCGCTTCAAACCCCGAATATGTGCCAACTGCCTCGCTACCATCAATGCCTCCATAATCAAGTGCCAGATCAACATTTGTTATAGGATTTAAATCCTCAATTTTGCCGCCAGATTGAACTTTGCCGTAGCCGCCGCCTGGCATAGCAGGATTAAACCATTTATTTACCTGATCAAACCGACTATTCAATTTATGCATTCGTTTTCCGCCACCCGCTGGACTGAAATCGTGGCACGGATCGTGAGCAAACATATTTTGAAATAAAAATCGGCCTAACTCTGGTTCTATTGTCATTATTTTCTGTGCCATTGCCTGCGTGCCTATATAATATACAGATAGATATTATAACCACATATTATACGATTTACGTCGCAAACGAACCGTCTAAACGACGCAACTTATCACATTGTCAATATCAAGCATTTTTCACAAGGTATGGGAGAACATGGATATACAAAATTATACAAATAATAGGCGGTTTCATTCGTAAATACTGGCGTATAGGCGGTTCTCCAATGGGTAGAAATTGTCGTATTACTAGATATACCTTCCATAATCAACATTTTGTATTTGGACTTTTTATTGATCGCATCTAGGCTATGCAAAAATCCACTGTAAAATAGGTCTTCTGCGTCGGAATTCATTACACTGCCAACGAGTTGCAGCGTATTGCCTTCTATATCCTCATACTGCGTTTTCGTATCTTTAAAGAAATATAGACCATATATGTGCCCTTCGCTCCTCAAACAATATATATACAGTTGGTTATCATTAATCAACGACAAATAATACCCACTATGTTGTGTAATACATATATCAAATAGGCACGGTTGGCTATCAAACCTAAGATGTGTCTGTATATCTAGAAAATCGGTTAATATGTCTATGTTCTCGGAGTTTATTGGCAAAACGTGAAAATTCTTGGGCAAAACGGGCAACTTGTTTTTGCGTAAGTAGAATGTATCCGACTTGTAACGGATGAACGGAACCACGCCGTCTATTAAATCTATTTCCTTTTTTAATAATGAAACAGCAATGTTCTGGTTCATCAACCGCTGATTATACTCGTGAGTTTGATAGAGATTTCGCGTAACTTTGCGAGTGTCCTGTTCTCTTTGAACACATAAATAATCAATATAATAGATTGGCAATTCGGAATACATCGGTTCACCCAGCGTTGGTCGGTAATGCATCTTAAATGCCCTAGACGTTACACATCCAACCGGCTTGTGGATACAACTAATTTCGTCAGATGCAGTGGGTTTATGTAATATTTTTTCGTAATACATGGAAACATAACTGGGTTCTCCAATGCCCGTTAAAATAGTCCGCACATTTTGGTCGCCAAGTGTATGTATTATGCGGTCCGACGGCACATAATAGCACTGTAATAAATTGGTAAGTTCTCGCATCTCTTCGTCAGTGCAATCCACCAAATTCTTCGTACTTACATTGACAAAGTCGCAAAACTTGTTTTTTATGGGACGAAATCGATATATTATAAAAGGCGTCCGATAATAGTAGCGCCAATAGTCATATGTGTGGAATACTGGCTGACTATTCCAAAATGGAAACTTGATTTTTATATATGCAAAGATAACCAGACAGAAGAAAAAAGTTGTGGCTAGAATATATTGAAGCATATTACACTCTAATATATTCAGTTAAATATTTGGCAAAGGTTCTCGGCAAACCTACATTTGTCGCTCTAATATGTATAAATACTGATGTTCATCCCCGTTACATTCTTTCATATCTGCTTTGGCGTGAACAATGAACCCACAAGCACTTGCTATCTTCAAAATGTGTTGGATATCTTCCATATAGAGAACCTCCTCATTCTGTCGGACGTGTGCGGTTTCCTTGTCTTTGAATGTCTCCATCTTCGTAACCACATTCGTTTCTTCTAAATTTAACGGGAAATTATAACCAGCAGTATACTTAAAATCGTCATATTCGGTTGTTATTTTGGTGACCCGCGGTTTTGGCTTATCGTAAAATGATTTCCATTCAATCTCATCTCCAAATTTCGGGGCGGTCAGATTGAACCGATTTCTGTCTACCAAATGCACGACCAAATACCCGTTGGGTTTCATCCAACTATAACAGTTTCTAAAAAACAACTCTTTATTTTTCATTTGATAAATAGTAAAGTTAGTGCAAAGCATGTGCGTAAATGTATCCTTCTCAAATGCCATTGGATCGTCAGCGTTCTCACAAAGAACTTCAATGTTCGGATAAGTGGTTTCCGCGTGTGTCGCCATAACCTTGGATTTGTCTATCCCATATGCTTTGTAGCCAGCAGCGGTCAATTCGTTTAGACTATATCCCGTACCGCTACCAATGTCTAGGATAACGCTATTGCGAGTTTCCAGCCCCGTATATTTTAATAATTTCATCAACTCCCATTGAGAACGTTTCTTCGTGTCGTGCAAATTGTCATAAACCTCGGCATAAAACTCATCGTAAATTTCGTCATTGCGTTTTAATACAAATTGTTGCTTTTGATAAAACCCTTCGCGTTGTGTATATATCTTATCGGTTGACATATAACTTACATATACTGCATGTCCAATTGCCAAGACGAGCAGGCATTTTAATATCGCATTATTTGTATTGGTTGATGTTAAAACGGAACTGAGATATTTTATCATATGTAAACCTGTATATATGATAAACTATATTTTTTTATGTTGTTTACACGCCTAAAACGCATTACGCAATTGAGTGCGGGTATGGTTAAAGAACTGGTCCCTGCCGATAATGCTATTCTCCACATTGGGATGGGGCATTGCATTAAAATTGTGTTGTTCAAATAGGCGAGGATGAGGCTGTTCCGACGGCGTAGATACAATGGTTGGTCTATACAAATCGCTATTCGATGAGGGAATATAGACATTTTGTTCAGCTCCGTGTTGCAATGCATACTCCTGATTACGTAAACTGTTCTCTACATCTACGTTATTTCTGTAACCAGACGATGGACCCCGACTAGTGGTAGGTGTGAAATTGATGTGTTGGTTATATGCGGGGTATGGGATGCTAGGCTCATTCACCATCTTTCGGCGATTTACAATTGGGAACTGCGCGTACTTGGTAGAAACTGGGCGGGGATTAAAGTTGGGTTCAAGGGGACTATCTGGTATTGTTCGAGCATTTATACGTTCGTTTAATTCGTCCACCCGTTCATTTTGTCCATATTGAACGCCCTGGTGCGCGCCATAAATTTGGTTATTCATTTGGTAATTCATTTATGCTAAAATATATAGAGTATGAATATATATTTGTTGGCGATACAATATGCAAATGAACATAAATAGTTGTTATTTGCTAACAATATAAAACGATGACATTATTAAATTTAAATGAAACTAGATTTCAGAAGAAATACGATCATACAAAATACCACCACGTTTCTGGATGACAATCCGATATTATATGCATATGAAGATACAGTTCTTCCACCAGGAAGAGAACATTACAAATTGCTAGCTAGCATCGGATGTCAATTGTCAAACTGTAAAATTCTTGAATTTGGAACCCACAAAGGCAATTCGACTATTGCACTAAATTACGGCAATCAGCGACATCAAAATGGCAATAAGATTACAACGTATGATATCGCCTACATGTTGCCCGACAACATATTTAAGAACTGCGATGATATTTGTTTTAAAATAGAGAATTTATTTGATAAACAAACCCGCGAACTTAATAAAGAACATATATTGTCGGCCGATTTTATAATGGTTGACATTGACCCACACGAAGGACTGTTAGAATACGATATGTACGAATGGTTAAATGCGAATAGTTATAAAGGGGTGTTGCTATTTGATGACATTCACTTAAAAGAGGGACATATGGGAGTATATAGTGGCAATAGCATGCAGAAGTTTTGGGATAAGGTTGATAATAAACATAAACTAGATATTACAAATGTGGGACACTGGTCTGGCACAGGAATCGTATGCTTTGATATGTCATTGCATAATTTTGTTATCGATTAGTCAATCAATTCTAACCGATTAATTCGTATAAATCAAGATATTGGTTTACACGAATAGTATGATCAACAACAGTTTAACAGCGCATTAAGCGTAAAATGTGCGTCTATTACAAAGCCGAACATGAAATAATGCATTCTTATTTAACGGCGACGTTTCATTGTTAAAATCAAATCTTATACTCTGGAATGCAAATTTATTGGTAAATATGTGAGAGAATATCTGCACTTCCGAACTGTATGTTGGTTTTATTTGCTCTCTATACAACCCCCAGTCGATTTGCTTAAAATAATTAGAATATTCTATATTATTCCAAATGTCGTCGTGATAGACATCCATATTTTCACCAAATTTAAACACTTTATCGATTATTTCTAATTTACCAATAAAAATAGTATCAATTGACATCAATAATTTATCGGAGTTAATGCAACTTTCTATTTCAGATTTTATCAACAAGTCAGGTAAGTTGGGTTGCACGGTTATATCAAATAATCGCATAAACATATGTAAATCATAGGTTAAGTTATTAGCAACACAATATTTATTTTTGAGTTCATTTGCGACATACCGTCTATACCACATATTTGATGTAAAATGATGTTTCCCGCCGTTGTGTTTACAAATTCGATTATACTTGTCTTGATTTATTTGTTCTTTGTTGTGATATTCTGTACAATCTTCCCAATATTTTATAAATTTCACGTTACACTTATATTTTTCAAATATTAGACCTATCATGTCCTCTGCATCTGCGCTATAATTGCCTTGTTTATCCGTTAATATAAATACATCAATATCATTATTTTTTAATATTGACTCATATATAGAATTTAAATTATTTTCTAAATTGTAGACAAATGACCGAAACTGCCCGTAAATAAAAATACAATAACGCATTTGCACTATTGAATATTTAACCGCGGACAACTTTAAGTCGTTTCGGTGCAATTATTAGATTATTATACATAAACACTATTTGTATAAGAAATTCACTTAAACGCATAGTTACATATAATGTAAGTTATATGTTACATATTAGATATCAACCTGGACACAACGACGGATTTGGTGCGCAATACCAACGAATAATTGGCATTTATTGTATATGCAAGGCGTATAATATTAAATACTTACACCGCGAGTTTGACGATATAGAATATCAAGGATTACAGTCATTGGCAAGTAATGCAAATAGTGCGTCGTTTGTCAAGGATTGCAACCAACGCATTTATATAGAAACTATAAATAAACTTGATACAACTAAGCGTACGCTAGAATGTGATGCGGATAAGATTGATATTGACAGTATTATGGCACTTAAAAATAAATGTATACAAGAAAATATAAATATTTTACTCAATTTGCGATTGCCATACATTGTGACTGAGCAAATTCCTGATATATACAAGTTTGCCAAAAACCTATATGTTACAAAATTGCCTAAGAATACGACATTTACTATTGGCATTCACGTTAGGCGCGGGGAATTATATGTAGTTGATTCTGATAGAATGTTACCGAATTCATTTTACATCCAAACTGCTCAACGCATTATTCGCATATGCAACGAATGCAATGTGAATTACAAGATAGAACTATACACTGAAATACCTGAAACTGACATTTCTGTTACGAATGAAACGATAGGTGTAAATGGACGCGTCAAGAAGCCGATTACAATATCCCAAAACGCAGGCGACATCCACGAATTTGATGTATTGCCAAACGTGAATAAATATATAAATGAAAACGTGTTAGATACATTTGATAGAATGATTAATTCGGATATATTGATTGGCAGTCGGTCAAGTCTAAGCGCTTGTGCCAGTTATCTAAAACAAGGATTAACTGTATATCACAAATTCTGGCATAATATGATTTCAAGCGACGTAGAAGTATCTGATCGCAATTTTGATAGTAAGGTGCGGAGATTCGTATCTATTACGTCTAATCCCAATGTCTATCCAAATGAAATACCGAAACGTATATATCAAGTTTGGATGCAAGGCAATCTAGATGATTACGTAAAAATAAATATTATGGCATTAAATGCTGGTTATGAGTATAGTTTTTTTAAAGAATCGGATTGCATATCATACATTCGCCAACATTTTGACGAAGGAATATTAAATACGTTCAATTCATTGAAGAGACCTGCACACAAATCTGATTTATTCAGATACTGTTTATTATATCGTGAAGGCGGAATCTATGTTGATTGTGATATACGAATAACTGCCCCGTTTGATTCAATGATTGAAATGTCGAATTATAGTAATTTTGTTACTGCATTGGGTGCGCATAGCAACGCCGCTTTTGGTGAATGTTGCAATGGTTTTATTATAACCAAGCCAAACAATCCAATCTTTTTAAATTTGATAAAACATATAGTAGATACGCAGAACCCAGTTGACTATGGTGGGTTTGTAAAGGATCTTTATAACAAATTAAACAAACCTTTGCCTTTTTGCAATTTTACTACTAACGAAGTGAATTGTTACCTATTTCATGAAGTGCAAGCTGCTGGCAAATATTATATTATTAATTCTGACAACCAAATTATTATGACTACTAACGGACACAATTATATTCAAACGCAATAGGGCATAATAATTGATTTTATCGGTTGTAAACAATAATTATATCAAAATAAACATATCTGCCTGACACGTAGTTAAATGCTATCTTATATTGTAGTTCAATGGACGGGTTTTATATCAACCTTGACCGTCGTACCGACAGAAGACAACACATTGAAACTCTAATTCAAACGCACCCATTTTTTAAAAACGTTGAGAGAATGGAGGCAATTTGCAATGAACGAGGCGATATCGGTTGTTCATTATCTCATATAAAATGTTTAACTGACTTGTTGCAAAAAAACAAGGCATATTATTTAATACTCGAAGACGACTTTTGCATATTGAACGAAACTAATTTTACAAACTTTGAATGCGAGTTTGAAGTGATAAAAGACTCGGCCGAATGGGACGTTTTGACATTAACACCAAGGGGCGATACAAAAATTAAGAATTATCTATTCAATTTCAATAGAATAATAAATAATCAAACTACAACTGGGTATATTGTAAAACATAGATTTATTGAAACGCTTTTAACTTACTTTAAAAAGGGGGTAGCCAAATTGATGAATGGTGGAAAACCAGGCAGAAATGCTCTGGATCAGTGTTGGAAACCATTGCAAAAAAATAGCAACTTTATTTATTATAATCATATTTTTGCGGGTCAACTGCCTGGACACTCGGACATTGAACAAACGTATGTAGATTACAATCGTAGATTTATTGAACAACCGAATTATTAACCGACTCGCTAATTGTTTTCAATAAATAATATAAACATTCGACGCCGTTATATATTGTAAATACAATGGTAAAAATCTGCAATACCCCCTACCCATCCAATTCAAAATATGATGCGCATTTTGAATTGTATCGATATCCTCTCAGTGATTTTCAAAAATATGCAATTGAAGCCATTGTTGAAGGACAACACGTCCTCGTCACCGCTCACACCGGCTCTGGAAAGACCCTGCCAGCCGAATTCGCCATCCAACATTTCACTGCTCTCGGTAAAAAGGTCATTTATACCAGTCCCATCAAAGCCCTTTCTAATCAAAAATACTACGAATTTACCAAGAAATATCCCAATATTTCATTCGGATTATTTACTGGTGATATCAAGACAAATCCCGAAGCGGATGTACTCATTATGACAACCGAAATTCTAATGAATTATCTATTTACCGCAGTCACTTCTGTCTCTGATACCAAGCAGTCCAGTCTACAATTTCAAATTGACATTCAAAATGAACTTGCTTGCGTCGTTTTTGATGAAGTTCACTACATTAACGATGCGGAACGCGGGCAAACTTGGGAGAAAACGATACTTATGTTGCCACGACATATTCAGATGGTTATGCTTTCAGCGACGATTGACAATCCAGAAGGTTTCGCGAAGTGGTGCGAAAAGAACGATGTTGCGGACGATGCGAAATGTGTCTATCTTGCTTCCACCAATCATCGCGTAGTGCCGCTGTCTCATTACGGTTATATTACCACTGCCGAGACGGTATTTAAACATATCAAGGACAAGACTATTCAAAAAGACATCAAAGACAATACCAACGCTCTTATCCCGCTCCAAAACGAAAAGGGCGTCTTTAATGAAATCGGATATAAAAATATTGTGAAAATAAACAAGCTGTTTGATGAAAACAAGGTTCGTATTAATCGGAAGCATACGCTCAACCAACTCGCCACGTTTTTGCGAGAGCGTGAAATGTTACCAGCTATTGCATTTGTTTTTTCCAGAAAAAATGTGGAATCGTGTGCATTAGATATTACTGTGCCGTTGACGGAAGCCGACAGCAATCATGCTCATCTGGTTAGATGCGAATGCGACCATATTATACGCAAATTGCCGAACTACAAAGAATATATGGAACTTCCTGAATACATTCAGCTTGTTTCTATGTTAGAGCGGGGCGTTGGCATCCACCATTCGGGAATGATACCCATTTTGCGTGAAATTGTTGAATTGATGATCTCTAAACGGTACATTCAACTCTTGTTTGCAACTGAATCCTTTGCAATTGGTTTGGATTGTCCGATTAAAACCGCTGTGTTTACGGGAGTCACCAAGTTTGACGGCACTTTGGATAGATACTTGTTGGCACACGAATATACGCAGATGGCGGGTCGTGCTGGACGACGTGGCATTGATACGGTCGGACACGTTGTTCATTGCAATAATCTATTCAGAACGCCCTCTATGAACGAGTATAAAACGATGATGGGCGGGAAACCTCAACAATTGGTTTCCAAGTTCCGCGTGTCATATCCACTGATTTTTAATCTTATTAAAAACGGACAAACTGACAATTTCCACCTCTTTTCGCAAAAAAGTATGGTGCAGCGGGAAATTGTCATCACGACCGCCGACATCCAACGCAATATTGTTCTAGCCGAACAGCGTATCGCACAACATACTGCTGCCATTGCATCCTTGCGCACTCCACGACCCGTTTGCGAAACGTACATTCAAACGTTACAGGTCTACAATACTACCGCAAATAAGAAACAGCGCCAAGCAGAACGTGAGTTGCGTGCGATGGAAGACGAGCATAAATATATTAAATCCGATATTGATGCAATTGGCAAAATGACCGATATGGAAACCGATCTTAAAAACCAATGCCACGCGTTTAGTTCTGCCCAATCTTATTTGCAATCGCAGACTGCACTCGTTTGCAACATTTTGGTCCGAAATGGGTTCATTATACAAGACGAGGATGGTCACTATTCCTTCACTGTGCTGGGTACAATGGCATCAAATCTGGCGGAAATCCACCCTCTCCCCATTTCGCAACTTATTCGCGAATGGGATTTCTTCACCGAATTCTCCCCGACGCAGCTAATTGGCTTGTTTTCGTGCTTTACCGACATCAAGCTGCCGAGCGACGTTCGCGCTAGCAGGGCAAATGGCAATGATGAGTTCCTTAATCGGAAGATTTCGGCACTTGAACAAGCATATAATTCATATCAAGATCAGGAATTGCAAGACGGATTGCACAGCGGCATTGATTACTCCGACGCTCTTTGTTATGACATTATTGAGTTTTCTATGATGTGGTGCGATTGTGCCACTGAACGCGATTGCAAATCGTTTATTCAAAATGAAGTCGCCGAAAAGTCCATTTCTATTGGAGATTTTACAAAGGCGATGTTGAAGATCGTAACCATTGCAAAGGAGTTTATGAATATAGCGGAAGCCGTTGGAAACGTTGAACTTATGCACAAACTAAACCAGATTGAAGGTCTTGTACTGAAATATGTTACGACATCCCAGAGCCTTTATGTTTAATGTCGTGTGCGTTTAAGATATAAAATTTAGTTGTTAAAGAAATGTATAACAGATGTTTAACGAAGATTGGTATTCAAATGAACAAATCGTCAATTTAATACATTTATTAAATAACGTAAAAAACTTACAGGGAAATGTAATTGAAATCGGTTGTTGGGAAGGTAAATCAACCATTCATTTAGCAAATAATTGTTACCCCGAAACGTTGATTTGCAATGATACATGGTTGGGCAATGTTCAAGAAAGCATTGTTACTGGGATTGAACATATTACTGAAAAAATTGTCAAAACGCGAGACGTTTATGGTACCTTTGTTAATAACATGAATGCAGAGACAAAGCAAAATTATAAAATAGTCAAATTAGATTGCATTGAATGGTTAGCCAATTTTGACGGTCTTATAAAATTTATTCACATTGATGCATCTCACGAATATGATAGTGTATTTAAAACGATACAACTAGTTTTGCCAAAAATGGTAAAGGGTGGAATAATTTGTGGTGACGATTACTTGTCTGCAAATATGTCTAGAAAAGATTTAAATGGAGGAGTTGAACGTGCGGTAAGAGAACTACTACCCAATCACAATAATGTAAACAATTTATGGTATTTCATAAATCAATAATGCCTTTCCGTTGCAATACAATCCATTTGATAAAAAATTGAATTCGCCCGCTCGCTCTATTTTGTATCAACCTACGCCACCCATATGGGACAGTAATTTAACAGTAATATAACATGGCTATCAATTCGGATTCGTCTAATCGCATCAATAACTTGGTTACGACACCTACTGACAGCATCGTTGCCGATGATGATATTATTATTGTCGATAGCGACGAAGATATATATAGTGACGAAGACGCTTTTGAACACGAATATGTGATTGACAATGTCTATCTCGATGAACGCGATTTCCTAGATACAGACAAACAAAATGGCAAGCATTACATCGGTCTATGCAGCTACTTGCCCGACCGCAGACTTACGCTATATGCAAATGCGATTCGCCCGCAAACGTTATTTAAATATTCTCACGCATACTCTCTCTCATACTTACAGTTATATAGCATTATTAAAATTCGCAATCCAATCATTGAGATTATGCAACTCGCAATACTTGCCGATAACACATACACAGTCATTTTGAAAACCCATTGGCTACGCATTATCCAACGCACGTGGAAAAAAGTATTTCAATTGCGGAAAATTGTGTTGAATAAACGTATGCAACTTGGTTCCATACGTTTATTTGAACTTAGTGGTAAATATCCGCCAGATGCCACTTATATGCCGACTTTGAGCGGTATGCTTCACAACTACCGCTGCCAATATACGTTGCCCGAGTGCGATGACTACTTATTTTCGGAATGTCATTAAATATAAAAATTGATTAATATCTGCCAACAAATCGTCGCGGATTGATAACAAATCCGAATCTCTCGTCTCGTTGAAATGAATATTCATATCCGTCAAAAATTCTCTGTATTCGTATATTCTTGATTTAAAATCCGTCACATTGACTGGGTCGATTAAATCTATTTTTTTCTCCATCATCTTAATGCGTTTCGGATCTTTACCCAATAGGACCTCTATGAATTTGTCTACATTTCCATTGAGACTTGAATACAAATCATCGGTTGCTTTGTGTTGCGCATATGATTGTGTTTTCCAGTGATATAACTTTACCATATTTAACATCTCCAAGAAAACGCTGACTAAATGCGACTTTGACGCATTTGCATAGTTGTTGCGCTTTGCGCCTCCCATAAATTGTTTTCTTGTTTTACGTTGTTTGGTGCCATTACGCAATTTAAACTGCACTCTCTTTGATTTATTGTTCATTGTATATATTATCATTAGATATTTGTGTATTCACAATACGTTTCTGCTAAAATATATTGTGAGCATTTGCATATTTACAATTCTGATTTTCTAATTACAACTCTGGCAATTGTTAATTGCCGTAAAATTGAAAACTTTTATATTAGATTTATAATTGCAACTTATACTTGCAATTATAACTATGCCCATCATTGAACCATCTCTTGCGTTTACCAGGTATTTATACCAAATGGTAGAAGTTAAACAATCGCTGTTTCTTGCGCTAATTGACCATAAGCCAGACGAAGCCCTGTTTTGGACATATGAACTATATCATTCAGGGTTTGAAACCGAGGTCTACAATTACATATTGATGGTATACACAACAATCTATAAAAAACTCAACCCATCATTGCAGACATACATTGACGCTAAACATCAATTGTGGTTAGGCGGGAATGCCGCTGATACAGACATTGGGTCAATTGTATATACTATGGCACTGCGTCCCTATTATTTGGTTGATTTTGTGCGAACCTATCTTGGCGCAAACATTTCAGCGCGAAGCGCGGATCCACCATCTGCTGTACGGTTTATTATCAATTTAACGCCCGATCAAATCGCGCCTTACGCACACGTTGATTCGTCCAATATTCGCCGAAACAAGGCGCTTGAACAAGCAGTCAAGTATCCAGTGCGCAAGGATTGTCATAAGCTGTTTAATACATTCACGCATCAAGACTTCGTGGCAACTTTTCGTCACAAATGGTTATACTTTGCATCGTTCAGTCCGATTTGGTATGATCGCATAAGTCAACATAACGGGCTCGTCGATTACGACGAAGAAGCGGTCACTTTTGCAGACGAACACGACGAAGAGGCTTTTCGTAGCGCGTGGGACTATGAACCAGACGAAGTGTCGGGTGTGACATTTACTAGATGCTGCGGCACTGGCAAAGAAACGCAGTTATCAGTGAAGGATTTTTGTGAAAAGTATAATTATACCATCGTAAGTAGAATTATAAAACGCCCTCTGAAAACGGGCGAAACCTCTTTGTAATATTTATCCCTCATATATGAATTTATTGTATTTTTTAATCACTTCCAAAATAACCTCCCTTCCCGAGCTTAAAATCGCTTAAACGCGTAATTATGTCGTTTTTATCTTTCATAACCTCTTTCACCAAATCTTTAATTGAAATCATTCCCACCACCTCGTTGTTTATTTCATCAATAATAAGTAAATGGCGAATGTCTTTGAACAACATCTTATTCATACATTGTTCAATTGAATCGTCTTTTTTTGCTATGATTATATTCGGCGTGTAAGTGCAAATGTCTTTCACTTTAACAGTTGTGTCATCTCTACCTAGTGCGGAAACTTTATGCATATAATCACGTTCAGATAATACACCCACAACGGCATTTGTTTTATCAGTGACCGCTAAGCAACCGATATTGAATGCGGCAAACCGTTTTACTGCATTGTTTGCAGTACTGTCTTCGCTAATTTTAAAGTCTATCTTATGATAGCAAGAACCTTTGAATACAGACAGTGCAGAAACTGCATAACCTGAATTTATCGTGGAAAATAGACGGCTGACTAGCATTGCGGTAATAATTTAAATATATACAATGTGATAACTTTATGTAGTTTCGTAAAATGTCTATTTTGTGCAAAAAATTGAACTATTTTTAATTATATATGAGAACGCATCAAATACAAGTTAATAATAATCCTTTAAAATGTCGTCTTGCTCTGATTCGGAATTTATGGTTAGCGATGTGGTCACCGCCGCCGCTGACACAGCTGAATATTATGTGATTGATTATCCTTTGTTTATAGCGTGTTTATGGGTCCCCATTATAGTGTTATTTATGTGTGCATTTCATTGGACCAATAAGCAGTTGAACCAGTTAAAGTATGATATTTACGACCAACAAGAAAAATGCGAGGCATATTCGCAGGCGAATATTAACAAATGCAATTATATACTTAGCAAAATAGAAGAGGACAATGGCAGCTTGCGGGACTACGTTGTCGGTCTGGAAACGAGACTTGCGCGATTACAATCCATTGCGCCAACCGAATCTACGATGATTCGCATACGAGACGACGCGAATGCCAATTATGCGAATTTAGGACAACGAATTGCAAGCATTCGCACACAATGCATTAGTGCACTCCACGAACTTGATGACAAATATCAGCAGAAGTGTGATGATTTGACGGCAAACGTATCCAAACTAACAACCCGACTTGATGCCTTAATAGAAGACTATGATTTAACTAAAACCAAACTAAACGAACGGCTGGATGGCCTAATTGCAGACTATTTGTATTTTATCCAATATGTTAAACGAGATGAAACGCGTCAGACGAAGTGCGATGAAATAACTGCAACCATATCCAATCTAACGGCACGCTTTGATTCCCACCTAGAAAACTATGCATTAACTGACCGATATGTTCAGGAAGACGACGAATATAAGCAAGTGCTCATTGGATACAGACGTTATAACAATAGCTACGAGGTCTACGAAGACCCGATATTTTGTCCAAGATACACAACCGATTTTGATAAGTATCTGGGAGATCGTGCGATTATTATGCTAGATTGTCTCGCTCAACTACCAAACCACAAACCGTTCATATTTGCGGATTACTATTATAAGAATCCTAATAATGGTGGTAGAAAATCAGTATCGTTCATTATTGATATTAACTCGAACCGGATTGCAGACACTATTGAACATTATCCAAAAGATATTACACACACGCCTTGGATAACCGACCATTACAATAACGCTTACAAAAACGTGCAGGAATATTGCGAAAAGATTGGCGTCAAATGCCTATAACATAAACTAACCAAAAATAAATAAAAAACGTGTTCATAATGTTATACGTTTTTTATTGAGACTCCTATGCAAAGCGATATGTAATATACGCGGTTGTGCACATTAGTATGCCTCCCCACAGGGTATCTATTAATGCTAACTGGGGCGACCATTTTGTTATCAGGGCGTAGGTTGTTGCATCATAAACGCCATATATCACGATACCCAATAAAAACGCATCATACAACGACTGTTTTTTGCTAATGATGAAATAGTTTAATCCAAACACTAACAACATATAACATATTATGGTTGGTAATATTTTTAATACAAGAGGAGAACCTTGTACTTTAATTATTTGGTCAGAAAAGGAGGTTTTCATCGTTTGTAAATACAGTCCGTCTAGTGCAAGCATAGTTATTGCCGAGAGGCCAATCTCGCTAAATGTCATTTTATCCATTTGTATAATGGTATATATCATATAGTCCGATTTTTTGTTTACTACTATGTAATACATAATATGCTGTCATTTTACACCTTTTTACATTTCAAACGCCGATTAATTCTCAATATTTAACATATTTAAATTTTATAGTTTAATTAGAAAACATCTTAAAGTTTTATTTTTCTTTGCACTACATAACGGAAAACGTCTGCCGCGTTTTTTTCTTAATTCTTTTTTTAATAATTGTATGGTTGTTCTTCTTTCATATTTTTCTGCTTCTAAATCATAAATATTTATAAATACTTTTGTTTTCAATAATTTTAGTGCTTTTGTTTTTGATGATTGGGGTTCTTCGCCAAATTGAATTAATCGGTCATTTAACCATAATAAATTATTTAATTTGTTTTCCATATTATTACCAATTTTTTCCCTTTCAGCAACTATATTTTCTATTAAAGTTTGAATGGTTTCATCGTCTATAATTTCAATAATTTCATCATATTTTTCATTATTTATTAAACTAAAAAATTTGTTAAACTTAATATTTTTATTTTTTAATTTAATTTTTAAATCGCATATAAGACCTTCATAAACAGATGTCATTATTTATAATATAAATATCATTTTGTCTTTATATTACAATCGGCATTTGAAATGAAAAAAGGTGTATATACTTTGCTATCCCACGTAATTGGGACACTTTTACTATACTACTCTATTCACTCTATATAAAAGTCCAGAAAAGAAATGGCATCGCTCGCCGAAAATGGACAAAAATAAATGTCCATTTTTCAAAAGGCTCGTGGGACTTTGCGCAAATGGGGTCTCTAAAAACACGATGTGAGCATAATGCTGTAAATTCTATTTTTTTGATGAAAAACATCACAGCATACTTTTTAGTATTTTATTTTGAAACGAGTTAGAGAAAAGTATCTACCTAATGTAAGAATGAATTTAGACGAAAAGTCGCAAAAAGTCGCAAAAAGTCGCAAAACATATATTTGTGATGTTTGTGAATATATAACTCCTAATAGGTTTGACTATCAGAAACATACGACAACGTCAAAGCATACAATAGGGATGATGAACCACGTGCAAAAACTCGCATTAAAATCGCAAGAAAATCGCAAGACGCAATATGCTTGCGCCGCTTGTGACAAATCGTATAAAACTCGCAGCGGGCTTTCATATCATGAAACCAGATGCAGACAAGTATACGCAGAAGAGAGTGATGTAGCTGCCCCAGCCATTGATACGTCGCTCGTAATAGAACTATTGAAGCAAAATCAAGAGTTCAAAGAACTTATGATGGAACAATCCAAACAATTGGCTGACCAGCAATACCAAAACCAACTGTTATTAGAACAGCAACACGCACATAACAGCAATTTATTAGAAGCAGTCAAGGATGGCAAAATAGGCAATACAACGAACAACACCAACTGCAACAACAAGTTCAATCTCAACGTGTTCTTAAACGAAACGTGCAAAGATGCGATTACAATGGACGATTTCATCAATTCGTTTGAAGTAACGCGCGAAGACTTCCTTCATACGGGAACAGTGGGTTTCGTTGAAGGCATATCAACTGTCATGACCCACCGATTCCGTGATATGGATATGCATACCCGACCATTGCATTGCACCGACCTAAAACGGGAAACCATCTACATCAAGAACGCAGACAAGTGGGAAAAGGACGATGCCGATAAGACGCATATGCGGAAAGCGGTTAGGGGCGTAGCAAAGAAGAATATGAAAGAGTTGTGGCGTTGGTTTCACGATAGCAAACCCGCCGTGGAACAAATAGGAACCGACGAATGCGAGAATTATTTTCAGTATCACAAGTCAGCGCTAGGCGGGTACGGCAAAGAAGAAGACCTGAAATTTGAAGAGAAAATCATTAAGAATGTTCTCAAAGAAGTGCAAGTAGATAAGAATGCGCTGACTGTTTCATAGTGCGCGTTGGTGTATATGATAAAAATATCATATATACATTTATAAGATTAGGTGGACGGTTCTGCTACATCGGTTTGCGTGGAAGCATCTACCTGTTTACTTAACGAAAATCCCGTATTTTGTATGTCGCCGCAAGATCCCACTCGACGTATTGTTGTCGAATTGTCAGTTGTTGTATTTTGGTTTGACTTTGTGTGATGAGGCAAATATCCAACGTGAAGTTCTGCCAATATATGAGACATATATGTTTCGTGTTCGGACATAATATACATAAAGGGACATAAAATCTTTAACTTATTTACACAACACTTTCTTCATCATCCCAATTGTCCAACGCCTCATGTTGAAGTATTATCGTGGGGTGCGCATGTTTCGGGAAATGCACCTGTTTTGATACAATGGTGTTCTCCAAATCCGCCTCCTTGGTTTGAACAGTAAATAACTCTGTCCGATTACTAAAATTGAGATAGGCATTGATCGAATTGTATTTGTTACGAGAAATGGTGTCCATTATGATTTCAAATTCAGTGGTAAGTGCCTGTTTGGTTTCAATGATGTTCTTATATTGTTCGTGCATATCAGCCAGCACCTCCCTCCATTCCGCCAACTTGTCGGTTGCATTTTTATATTCCCATAGATGTCTATTATTCCAAGGACCGAGAACGTCCATTCTATGTTCTATTTTATTGTGCAATAACGAGTATTTTTCACGCAAATTCTGAATTTGCTCCTTCAATTCGTCTAATTTGTAATACTTGGAAATAGACAAAATGAGCGCAATGTACGTAGATATAGTTATCGATATGACCTCAATGTAGTCCGACGGAATGCCAAACTGCAATTTAGTCGCCTGCAAAAACCCAGATAGTGTCGAAACGAAAATGACGGATGTCTGAATATTGTTCACAGTTTTGGTCAAATCATCGCACTTTAAATCAAGCAAGCGCTTGTTCTCCTTGCACTCTTTCAAAATAAAGTTATTGATTTTGCGCTGCGATGTTAATTCGTGTTTAAACATTATGTATTCGCGTTGAGAAAACCAATCAATATCTGCTTTGCTATCAGAACTCGTCATTCTGCGCGCCATAGCAATAGCACGTTGCGGCGAAGCATCCGATAATGCACTTGCCTTGGACGTCCGCCTAGAATTCGGCGGGGATGCAGGATACATTGGAGCCGATAGATGTATTTGTTCAGCAGTTTGACTTGGACCGACGGCATCTGGTATACTATTATTATTATTTCCGCCGCTGTATATGGGGAGAAGCCCGTCATTTGCATTCACCACCATAGTGTTCTCTATGGTGGGGTCAATATTATTTTGTTCAGAACTCATTTACATACTAATTAGATTTTTACTTTACAATAGCGACTAAATACTGACAGCAGCATCATTAGTTGGAGGGACTACCACATCTGTATCAGTCGCAATTGTTGTCGGTTCAATTGGTATAGTCTTCGCAATTCGCGTTTTGGTATTGTGTTGCTGTAAGTAATATAACGCCCAATTAGGAATATTCGTAATGCAATTCATCATAGTATTGTATGTAAATCCCGAAACAATTGTCTCTTCTCCATCCGAGAACTTAATGCTATACCACCAATATGGCGGAATATATAACATAAATCCAGGCATTACATCAAATTCTAGGAATTTCAATTTGCTGACATCAGACTTGTATTTCTTCTGTGGCGCCCAGACATTCACCTGTGACCGAAACTCATAATTCTCATAATCGTTGACGGGAGATAAGTATTTGCTGCTCTTATATGGCGTCATCTTAATTGTGATTTTACCAGAAAGCGTAGAAATAAAACGGCGGCAATCCTTGTGGAATCGCAGAGGCGTATATGCACCTGACGAGCCCATCATAATGTCGTATTTGGTAATGACGGTCGTAGACGGTTTGATAAATTCGTCGTTTGCGTGAAAGAAATGATATAAATTTGCGTCTTCTACGAAATCGTGGTTGTTCTCAGTGAAATAACTAGAATGTGTATCGCTCTTTAACAATTTGTTGGCACTTTGCAGCGGGAGAACCACATAGTCGGGGGAGCTGCTGTCACTTTCTAAGTAGTAGTCCTTAATGTCTTTGACTTTGACTTCATATATGCCGCACGTGTCTAATTTTTCGGAAGTAATTTCGCTGTATAAATCGGGAGAAACTGCGTTGTATTCAAACAGAACGGGCTGTTTGACATCGCAGACTTCTTGTAAATGGGCATTTGTAGTATAATCCATTTCATATATTTCTAAATCCTCGCTCGTTTTTAATTGTTGGACGATATGGAGATATAGGACGAGAACAATTACAAATAATATAATGTTAACTATCGACGACATATTATAGTATATGATAATATGTTGTTTTTTGTGTTGTTTACAAACGAATACATATTTTCGTTATAAGAGAGTAAAACGAAAAGAATTATTTACCGAGTTCCTCGCGCATATCAACGCTCGTAGTAGGGGATTCTCGTTGAATGCCTACGTTTGCATTATCTGATGCCAGACTGAATACGCTATTGATGTCCGCCTCGTCATTGGACATTTGAATATTGGATCCCAAATCGGATAGAACTCGGACGCGCTCATTCAAGAGCATCTTATTCACGTCCATAGTGAACGTTTGCAGACGCAAAATGGTATCCTTTAATGTAGAAATTTCGTCGGCGAGAACTTCAAAGCGCATATTGAATTCGCCCAAAATCTCGTTAAGGTTGCTAGGAGTGTCCGACGAAGCTTGCGTAACGGTTGATGTTTGATTCGATGCTGATTTGACGTTTTCCTCCAATTTGCTAATGCGCTTGTCAAATACCGAAATGACCTCTTGAAGAGTTAGCTTGCGGGGGGCGTCTTGTGCCTGAGCGGACGATGCCATTGATGAAGCAGAAGACGATTGTCGTTGATTTGAGGTAGGGGCAGGAGTAGGCGCGGGCGGGTTTATGCCAGCACGACGACGAATGGCAGCAGCATTTGAACTACTCATTTCTATGTAAAATATACAGTATAATTATGATTTTTCTCTATGTTGTTATTGCAATAAACATATTTAACTGTGGTAGCAAATAAAAATGATAGTTAGTGAAATTTCGCAATTATATTTGATATGTGCGTCTTAATGTTTCAAAATTACGTAGAATATCGTCGGCTGATAATATGCTAGCATATCCTAAAATCGCCCCAATATGTCCTGCAAATGTATAGCTTGGAGAAAATGTAGTTGAACCCATTAACATATAATCAGTAGCGTTTAATGTGCCAGTATTGCACGTTCCAGTTGTATCTGCTATGCCGTTAATGTATAAAACAACTTTACCAGTTATTTTATTCCGCGTGACTGCGACAAATGTCCATTTTCCATTATTTACCGATTGTATAGAATGCAGACTTATGGCATTTCCACTAGGTGAACTATCGAGATATAACAGTTTATTGTTATTATCTATGCCAATCCCGAAATACCTGTTTGCGCTACTTGTTTTTGATGAAATTATATACATTACAGTTGAATCGACTAATACATCGCTGACGCCGCTAAATGTATTTATCCAAGCGCAATAAGTGAAATCGTCATACATGGCACTCGGACGTAAAAATTGCATATAGTTACGCTTATCAAAATCAGTGGACGCATTTAGTGCATAACAAAAAAAACGGAACGATTTTATTTTCCAACCTTCATCTATTACAGGCAGAACGCTGCCTGATAGATCTGCATCATACATTGCACCCCCTGTGCCAATATTAACCCATTTTGGATGAGCATATTTATAACCAGAATAGCTAGTAATATCATTTGCATCAAAATGTATTAGTAAATTGTTTGTAATTATTGGTGAGTAAGGCGTATAATCAAACATTTTACGTCCTCGTCTATACTTTGCTAATCCAGTCTGATTTCTGCTCATATTTCAATATATAGTATATATAGAAATATAGGATACATTATGCCCGCATCGCCGCCTTTATTTGTGGATGATGTTGATAATTGCTAATTTTGAAATCTTCTAGGACATAATCATTGATGTTTTCCCTTTTATTCAATATTTCTAGCGTCGGGAACTCATATGGCATTCTTGTCAGTTGTTCTTTTACTTGGTCAAAGTGGTCATCGTATATATGACAATTTCCGCCATAATGGATAAATTCATATGGTTCCAAATCGCAGTGCTTTGCGATTAGACAAACTAGAAAAGAATACGAGACTATATTGAAGCAAATTCCTAAAAATTCGTCTCCGCTGCGCTGCATTAAGCAGCAACTTAATTTATTTCCATCAACAACATTGAATTGAAACAAAACGTGACAAGGAGGAAGAACGCCTTCGTCTAATTGTTCGGGGTTCCACGCACTGATTACCATTCTGCGAGAGGTTCTTGTCTCGGGATTTTTCAAAGTATCAATAACATTTTGAAGTTGGTCAATGCCTTTGCCTTTATAATTCGCATCTGGGTCATTTTCATATTTCGCATTCCAAAAACGCCATTGATGCGAATAAAGTGGTCCAATTTGTCGTCCAGGCGTATAATGTGACAGTCCTCGCGATTCAAGAAACTCAGCACTGGTATTTCCGTCCCAAATATGAACGTTCTGATCGGTTAAGATTTTATTGTCCGTTTGACCTTTAATAAACCACAAGAGTTCTTTCAAGCACGTTTTCCAAGCGGTTTTCTTGGTAGTTAAGATGGGAATTTTGCCATTTTCAAGAGAGAAATGCATTGCCGCACCAAACACGCAACGTGTATTGCCATTTCGTCCAACTTCGTTGTGACCTTCATCTAAAATGTCTTGAATCAAATTCAAGTATTGGTACTCATCATGCTGTTCCGACGCATTTCTGTCGCGATTCTTGTATTTGTTGCACTCCGCAACGCGCTTCAACATTTGTATAATAAATACCGACGAGCAACTTTTAAATCATTTCCGCGTATGACATAGTTACTGTCGTGCGTAGGTTATCTAGGAAATAGTCAGAATTACAAAATATTATTTTATTACGTTAGTGTATATCAATAAGTAATAATGGAACTTCTCGAACAAGGAGTGGGCGGCGCAAAGAAGACATTTTTATCGCACGTTTTCTTAACCACCGAAGAAGGACAGGCGGAACTATTAAACGTAATTCAATATGCATTTATGGGCGTAGTGCCAGTGGTTGCATTAAACAAGGCAATCCAGCGATTTATCCCTGAGGCGGATCCCGAAAAATCAAGTTTAGAACTTTTAGCAGAAATATTCATTCAATTAACGATAATGTTCTGTGGTGTAATAATTATTCACAGAATAATCACTTATTTCCCCACATACAGTGGATTTAAATACGAAAGCTTGAATGCGACGAATGTTGTGTTGGCGTTCTTGATAATCGTACTCAGCATACAGACCAAGCTCGGATTAAAGGTGAACATAATGTTCGACCGTTTAGTTGAACTTTG